TGGAGCAGATCCAGTTGCTGCAGAAGTTCCTGTCAATGCGCTTGATGTAAAGTCATTCAATGTGTATCCGAAACGACCTGCACCATAAAGACCTCCTGTTGGATCACCTGATGTAGTAGTAACACCAAACATTGAGTCATCAGCGTTTGGAGAACTAAATGGGTCACCCGTACGGTTTAAGTTGTCGTTGTCAAATCCTGGTTGAGCTGTACCATATTTAAAATCTAAATAAAATATTAGACCTGATGGTAAGTTCATTGGTTGAACTGATACGAATTCTTTAGCTGCAAATTCAGCAAAAATACGACGTACCAATGGTAAAGCAACGCCAGCCCATTCTTCAGATCCAGCTGTTGTTCCTGTTGAAGTTGCTTCTTTTACTAATTGACGTGCTTGGTTTTCAAGCAATTGCGCCATACCTGCTTTTTCAGTCTCAGTTTTAAGACCTTCTAATAATCCTGTCTTCTCCCATTTAGAAACTGCTAATTTAGCATTGTTTCTTTGAACGAAGTCATTTGTTTGTAATAAGTTTGAAATACTCATTTTTCGTTTTCCTTTTGTTTTTAAAATTTTATAGCAATCCTGCTAATTTTTTCCATCTGTTAGCTAATTCAAATCCTTCAGACAAAACTTGTGTTGTTTCTTTCTTAGGTGCAGTCGTTGTTGTTGCTTTCGATGCATAAGATTCTTTAACTACGCGTTTTTTAGTTGGACGGTTAAATGATTCAGCTAAAGTACTAAATACTAATTTTACTTCTCTTGTGTTTCCAGCTCTGTCAAAGTTTTCAATTACTTTCATTTTTTGACCTTCTGTTAACTCAAAATTGCGGAACAATTTGTTTGTGTAAAGAAGTTTTGCATTTAACAAGTTAACTTCGTTGATGATAGATTTAAGTTGACGTACTGTGTTATACGCTTCTTCTAATTCTTCTTTCATTGCTTCAACTTCACCAGTTTCGTCTTGTGCAGATACATCACCTTCTTCTTCCTCACGTAGGATTGATTCAATAATTTCGTCAATGTTCAGGTCATCTTCTTCAGCTTCTTCACCTTCAACTACTGGTTCTTCCATTGCTGGGTCTTCCATTGCTGGTTCTTCTTGCTCATCTAGATCACCTTCTAACTCACGAATAATTGCTTCAAGATTAAGATCTTCATCCATCTCATCATATCCTTCGTTGTATTCTTCCTCTGGATTTTCAGCTGGCATTTCTTCAGCTGACATTTCTTCAGCTGGCATTTCGTCTTTTGGCATTTCTTCGCCAGCAAATTCATCGCCTTCTAATTCATCACCCATTGGATTGTCAATTTCTGCGTCATATTGTTGACCGCCTACTTCAAATGAAATATCGTTGTCTACCCAATTGACACCTGCGTCATCGCCTTCTTCGCCTTCTGCTCCCATATCATCCAGTGCTGGTTCTTCAGCTGGTAATTCTTCTTCACTATCAAGTTCATTCTCGATTTGATCTGAAATCATACGTTGGATTCTTGGTGCAAATGCTTCTTGAAGAGCGATCTTTGCGTTTGCTAATGCAGTTTCTTTAACAGCACGAGCATCTGCGATTGCTTCTTTTAGCAAATCTGATTTTGCCATACGTTTACTCCTTAAATTTGTTTTTTGGAAATAAGATTATTTGAAATCTTAATAGAATATTTTAATTTTTTCTAGACGCTATATAATAGGTTGGAATAGCGTATTCTAAAATAAATATAGACAAGTTTGAAAAACCAGTAAAAAAGCCCCAACTTATTAGGAAGGGGCTTTATTAATTAAATTTAATTAATTTATTTTGCGTGCAAATCTCTTACCATTTGCATAAATTTTGCTGCTTGTAATTGTTTGCGACGTTTAACTCCTGGTTTGATAAATTCGCGTCTATCTTTAACTTCTTCTAAGATATTTGCCGATTTTACTTTTCGTTTAAACGATTTAAGTGCTTGTGCTAAATCTTCACGTGTTCTTCCGATAACTTTAACTGCTAATGCATTACCTGGCACAATTTGTTGATGTTGGGTTTGTTTTTTACTCATATAACTTGTTTATAATAAATTAAATTTCTGTTGTTGGTCTTTGTTTTCTTGCGGGACGTTGTGAACGTATATTGAATCTAAAATGTTTTACACTAGGTAATTGTGAAACATATCCTTGTATTTTTTGTGATTCTCGTGCTGGGTCTTCTCCTAATCTAAAATAGAAATATCCTACCGTTCCTGATTTTGAAATCTTTTTGCTAATAATAGTAAATCCTTTTTTCTCTGACCATTGCTGAATATCATTTGCTACTGTTTGTGCTTGTGCTGCATCATATACAACATATTCAACGCCTCCGCGGTAATCAGTCATATGATTAATAAGCTGAGCTTCGTCAACTAATTTCACATCTAATCCCTTTTTAGCTAATTCTTCAGCTTTCGCAGGATCTTTAACTGATATGCTACCTTTTGTTGCTTGCTCAGTTATTCCGAAAAATTCTTTGTATAATTTTTTTAGTTTATTCATTTTATACCTTTAATATAAAAAATATTAGTTAATTATCCAAATTAATTAACGTCGAAGTATTTATTTAATCCTTGTGCAATGTCTTCATATGCTGCACTTAAACGTTGTTGCAATTGGCTCATTTCTTTTGCTGTTGCTTCAAATACACGATATGAATCATTTAAGTTTTTCATATGACGTTTAACCGTTACATTATCAAACCAATCTCCAGCTTCAGTTGTAATTTGTTCAGCTTTGTTGATCATGTCTTTAACTCGGTCTGTTAAATTTTGAAGATCTCCGTTTCCATAAACTGATTGACTCATTTCGCTGAAACGTTTAACTTGAGCTAAAAATTCTTGTTTTTCTTCTTTAGATAATGGCTGTGGTTGATCTTCCGTGATCATTTCTAAAATATATTTTAAATTGCTTTTCATAGTTATATCCTGCATTTCCCATCTTCACATAAAATTGAAGTTATAAGGCTGTTTACTTTATTATATTTGTTTGTGGTATTCATTTTACCAACTGATTCGTGCATGTGCGTAGGACGCATAAAAGCTCCATGGGTTGATGGATTAGATACGAAGTCCCAACAAATCAATTCAAAATCTTCTTGTACCTCAACAGTGCCTTCATTTCTAAGTTCTTTTACAGAACCTAATCCACGTGATGAAATACCCAATGTAATACCAGCTTTAAAAAGTTCTTTAAGAATTTTGCCTGACGGAGTTTCTAATATTTGCACAGCACCTTTTAAATCATCACCATCCCACCATATTTTTAATATATTATGAGATACATTGTTCAAGTTAACGACCGATGATTCTGGATGATCTAATTCGCCTAGTGCTCTATGTTGATCAATATATTCTTTTTGATAACGCATACATTCGCGCATCAATATGGTTTTTGGATAAATACGTCCATTTTGATTTTTAGATCCGGCTCTTTGTAAAACACCTTGTACAACAAAACCACCCGGGACTCCATATGCAGCACCACTTGTTTCATTTAATGAACCAATTGGTTGAAATTGCATATATTCTACTAATAATTTTGACATCTTATTCCCCTAATGATCTTACTCGTTCTGATATTTTTGTTAATCGTTCTGATATTTTTGTTAATGCTTTTGATGCAGCTGGCCCATATTCTGACGATGCTATTCCTGATTCGTTTTTTAATCTAGAATTATAATGAACTAACGTTTCAATTTCTTGTAGTTTCTTTGCAATTTCTTTGATTGTATTTTTAACGGTGCGAGATGGTTTAACATCACCTTTTTTGAAATCACGATATCCTTCAATAAGCTCTAAATACTTTTTATCCATTGCTTCTTGAACTTTTTTATAACCTAATTGTTCCGCAGTTTTATCATTTGTTTTTTTAGCAAAAGCATTAGGAGTACTATATCCTGCAATTGCTCCTGTTACATTTTGTTCTTCAATTTCATCAGGATTACATTCAGCACAGCTCGAGTCGCTGCAATCGCACTTATTTTCAATTTCTTGAAACTTTTCGTTCATTTCTCGTAATAGTGACTTCATTAATGGATCTCCTTTAATTCTCGAACTAAATCAAAATAACGTAACAACGATAATACGTGTGATTCTTTAATTGTTTTCATTGATTCAACATTACAAAGCATTTCTGATAATTTTGAAACTTTTATCTTTGTTGCAGCATCAGTGATTGATTTTGATTGATCTGCTAAATCTTGTTTGATTGTTGGAATAATAGTTTGAATATATTCTCGCAATGCAGTTGTATCATTAACGTGTGTAATGTATTTATTTAGAAGCTGTTTTTGAGATTCATCTAAACCAGAATATTTTTCATTAAATTTATCAACTAAAATTTTATATGATAATAATCGCATATCTTTCGGTTGAGCTTCAAATGCCTCAATTAATGCATCTTTTTTAGGTTGAGCACGTTCTGTAATAATTCCATGGTCAATGATAACTGTTTTACATTCCATTAACTGTTTTGGATTATCCGTTTCAGTATGTTCAAATATCATGTTGATTGACGCTAATACTTTGTAATTGTTAATATGCATTTTTGCCATATCTGTAAATACAAACTTTTCTGATATTTCTTTTACTATATTATATCGTTGGCGTTTTAATACACTTTGATTTAGTTTATCATATGCAGATTTAACGGTACGTATATAATCTAATGCTTGCGCTTCACTTCTAAACTGTTCTTTAATTAAAGAATTGTATAGTTGTAGTTCTTTTGATAATTCAGTATTTCTACCAAAATATTTTTTAATAATATCAATAGTTACTGATTTATTTGATGTTAATGTCTCTGAAGTTAATTTTCTAACCAACATTTCAAATAATATACCCGTATTTTTATATTTTGAATGTTTTAATTTCTTCATGTTCTATACGATGCCTTGTGTTTTTAATAAATATGTTTCTAATTATAAAATGTTGTTTTCGTCTAACATGGTACCAGCATCTGTATTAGAATCTTGTTTCTTTTTAGAATTTAATGATTCAGTAATAATACTAACACTTTTATTTTTAGATTTTAAATGTTTTAAAATATTATGATTTTCAACTGCAACCGTGCCAGATTTTCTATTAAATTTAGGATCTGGTTGGAAGGCTGTTTTTTGATTTTCTGGATTGAATGTTTGTTTTAATTCTTTTGCTCCCGTAGGATCCCAACCCATATGATTTTTGTGTTGACCATATTTAATTCCTTCTGGTGGACGACCTCCTAAATCTTTGTCCTCAACATCTTTACTTGACATATGTAATGTTGCCATATCGTGTGGTGTACCAAAAGACACTCCAGTTACAGTTGGATCATTTCCTTCTTGTTCAATTTGATTTTGACGGAAACGTAATTTTAAATCTTCAACTATATCAGTACGTTCTTGAAGCCATTGGTCTTCTGACATATTAAATATGTATTCATATATGTATCGATCAGAAACTAATTTGCTGTCTTTCATTGATGTTGCTAATGTCATTTTTTCTGTCATTAATGCAACTTTTTGTTGATCGTAAATAATTGATGGCGCGGTTAATTCTAATTCAAATCCAACTAAATCTTCACCTTCAAATCCTTGTGAGTATAAATGCACAATTGCAATCTTAACAAGTTCGGAAGTTACAATTTTTTGTACTCTTTCAATTGTTCTAGCAAAACGAATATCCATAGATGCTAAAGTACTTTTACCTTCAACTGCTTCTGAATATCCTAAGAATGGAGCTGGAATTTTAAGTGCAGCCATCATTTTCGTACGTATATATTCAATATCATCCATTCCGGTAAATGTCATACCTGGCAATGTATCAATTGTAGTAGATGATTGACCTCCACGAACTGGCAAGTAATAATCTTCCAACATGTTGTTAAGATTGAACTTTAAATTGTAATTTCCTGTTTGCGGATCAATGTGCGGAATCTTTTTCATTTTGTTGATAATTGCTTCCATAAAGCTATCAACTTCATTTGTTGGAATATTTCCAATATCAATTTTAAAAATACGTTTTTCAGGTGCGCGCATAATTCTATGAATAAGCATTGCATCTTCCATCATCATTAATTTTTGGAATTCTTTACGAGCTCCTTCTAACATGGATCTACCATATGGTAAAAAGTTAGAATCAGATAACATACGGAAATGTGCTATTTCAAATACATCATATGTCATTTGTTCTGAAGCAATGTTTTTGAATTTAATATCATATTCGCCGGTTGCTTCATTATATTCTTCCCAACGTTCCATTTCATAACTAGAAAAAGGACGAGCATTTAATACTCCAATTTCATCAGCAATATCTAATTTTAAAAAGAAATCACCATACTTTGTCATGTTTCTAATCCAAGTCCATAAGTTGAACTCAATATTTAAAACATCATAAAATAAATTATAAAGGATTTTTTGTACTTGGGTGTTGTTTGTTTTAATTGTTAAGATTTCACCAAACTGATCTGCTAATGTAGATTCATCTGAATAAATATCTAATGCTGAACTGATGATTGGATCTTTATCCATCATTTCATAATCCGCATACAGTTGCATACGGTTTTGGTGCATGTAATAGTTAGAATCATATCCACCCATACCACCTACACGATGCTTATTAGCTCCATGCAGTCTAGTATATCTATCTGCTACTTTGCTTTGACCTAAGTTACCAACTGATTGTAAACGATTGGTATCAACTATTCTAAGTTGATCTTTTCCGTACGCTCTAACAATTACGTTAGTACTAAAAAGGTTTTGTAGTCGTTTTCTTAATGACGCCATATTATATCTTTTTTTATATAAATATATCTAACTAAAGATCAATGGCTATTTTATTTAATAAGCCACGTTAGGCCTTCATTACCGAAACCAGTATCCCAATCCCAACCTGTGTTTGGATTTCTATTATTTCCTGTGTAAATAGCTGGATTTGTTTTTTGAAAAGATGTTAATGCTTTTTTATGTAATTCAATTCCTTGTTGACGCAATTTTAATGTTGAATCACGCAACCAAAGTCCGATACAAAATGCCATTACTAAATCATCATTATAACCTTGTTGTGATTGTGCTTTACCATTTAACCATATAAATACTAATAGCTCTTGTATTAGTCTCTTACTACGAATTATAGGAGTCTTTTCACGCA